GCCAGCTCCAGAATGCTGCGGGTGATGGTACCCAGCAGATCCATCATGCTGGTATCTACCCGTTTCAGCGTAATGGTGAATTCAATGCGCCGCGCCTTGCCATCGCTGAAAAACTCGGTACGGCCCACGTCCAGCCCTTCCATGATGAAAAAGCCGTACATGGTGCCCGTGCCTTCCAGCAGCGGCCACGCCTTGCCCTGGTCGGCCTGCAGGCGCAGCAGGTCTAGCGCAGTATCGCCGCCGGTAAGCTCCGGCATCAGCACGCCGGACAAGGTGAATGTTTCTTCATCCTTGCCCAGAAACTGGTAAGCCGGGCGCAATCCCACGCGGGAGTTGCTGGCCCAGCGCCAGCCATAGCGTTGCTTGAAATCCTGATAGGGCAGGGTGTCCATGTTGAACACGAACAGGCCAAAGGCCAGCATCGGTAGACCAAGCATCAGTCACTATCTCCCCAGCGGCTGCGGCGGTTGGCCGCTTGTTGGTTTTGCTGCTTTGCCAGTTCTCGCGCTACGGCCTGGGCCAGTGCTTTTTCATCCATGCCCGGCGCGGCGTGAATGACAATGCTGATTGGCGCAGGGGCGGTGATGGCCGCAGCTGGTTGCGTGGCGCGCATCGGCCCGCGCTGGTCCAGCTGATTGGCCATGGCAGGTCCGGCTACCCCCAGCGCAATACCAGCCCCGGCAGCGGTCAGCCGCTTGGCCACCCCCAGCACGGCAGACAATGGGCCATCCTGCCCACCGGCAATACCTTGCTGCAGGCCGGCCATGGTGAATCCGCCCAGCTGGGCAAACACGCGGGAAGGGGAGTGGATGCCCAGCTTTTCCTTGAACCAGTTAATGGCATTTTCACCGACACCATTGATGGCATTTTTCAGCTGGCCGATACCACTGATAAAACCGGAAATCAGCCCCTGCATGATCTGGCTGCCGATGGTGACAAACTTTCCGACCAGGCCCGACAGGAACGCTGTGATGCTGTCCCAGTGCTTGACGATCAGCCCGAGCAAAGTCCAGTCCATGAAGAATGTGGCGATACCTCGGCCTGCTGCCACTGCAATATCTTTAAAGCCTTCCCAGAATGCCAGCGCGCCGGCCTTGATCTGGTCCCAGTGCCGCACAACGACACCGACAATGGTCCAGTTCATCAGTAGATCAACAATGGCACCTGCCGCCGTGGCCACACCGTTTTTGATGACTCCCCACAAGGCCACGGTGATGGCGGAAATATCTTTCCAGTGATCTGCCACAAAACCGACGATGGTCCAGTTCATCAGGAAATCCGTTACCCAGCCACAAACACTACCGACTGCTGATTTGATGCCATCCCACAAGGCGGCAAACTTCGGACCCAGCGTGTCCCAGTTGCGCCAGATCAGATATGCGCCGGCAGCAATGGCGGTAATGACCAGCCCGATAGGGTTGAGCAGAAACAAGCGCCCAACAAAGGCGATGACACGCCCCACCACGCCGATGGCTGACCCGATTTTCCCCAGAATGCCGATCCCGCTTGTCAAAGCGATGCCCAGCGATGATGCGGCAAAGCGCATCATGAGGAATGGCCCCATCATGCCGGCGATGGCCAGCGCCAGCCCGCCGAATGCAGTCAGGCCGATGGCGGCAATGCCTACCACCTTCATCAGCACATTGGCCAGGCGTGGGTTTTCCGTGGCCCATTTCCCCATGCCCTCGGAAACATCGGTAATCCACTGGGTTAGCTCTTTCAGTTCCGGCGCGATGGCTTCGCCAAACTTGACCAGGCCATTGGTAAAGGTACCGCTGGCGGCATCCCACAGATTGGCGAGGGTCCCCAATTGGGCGTTGACGCGCTCTTGCAGCGAAGCCTGGGCTTCCATCTTCTGCTGCATTTCCTTGTAGCCGTCCATGCCCTTGGTGATCATGATATTCAGGGCCTGCAGGGTTTCTGCATCATCGCCCCATATCTCACCGATTAGCTTATTGCGCTGTTGAGTGTTCAGCTTTTTCAACTGCGCTAGCTGGGCAAACATCTTGTCCATGCCGCCGAATTCACCCTTGCCATTGGAGAAGTCAAGCTGAACGCCCGACTTGGCCACCAGTTTGTTGCCTTTGGCAATTTTCTTGGCGTCAATGCTGCGCTGGAACACCTTGCGGAAGGCATTGCCGGCAGACTCGCCTACCAGGCTTGATTGGTCGGCCATGGCCAGCAAGGGGGCCATCGCCTTGGCACCAGATAGCCCTTTTTGATTGATCATTTCTAGTACGGGAGCCAGCTTAGCAAAGCCGGCCACCATATTGGACGGGTCCACACCTACCTGATAGGTGCGCTGGATGGTATCCATCACGCCCATCATGTCCGATTCCAGCGCGCCGGTAGCATCCTGCAGCTTGGCGGCATATTCGGCTGCGGTCTGGTAGGGCAGTTTCAGCTGTACACCCATGTAAGCGGCGGCTTCACCGACACCGCCCAGAATGGCCTTGCTGCTCATGCCCTGTCGGGACAGCATGGTCATCATGTCCTGTAGCTCGGCGGTGGTGCCGGGCAGCTTGTTGCCCAGCCGCTCGGCCAGTGCGTTGATTTTCTCGAAATCAGCGCTCACCTTGCCACCCTTGCCCATCATGGCCACGCGCAGCTGCATGGCGGCGTTCTCGGCCTGGGCATAGGCACTGACAGGCGCAGCCAGCGCAGCACCTGCAGCACCACCTGCAGCCAACGAACCGGCCCCGGCTCCGGCTACCTTGTCGCGGGCTTCCATGCCCTTGCTGTATCTGGACTTCGCGGCCACCAACTGCTGCTGGCGCCGGCCCACCTTGGCCAGCTCCGCTTCCTGTGTTTTCAGCACGGCATTGGTGGCGGTAATGCGGTTTTTCAGGTCGGTTTCCTGATTGGCCAGATTTCGGGTGCTGATGCCTTCTTTGTCCAGGGCGGCACTGGCGTCCCGCGTGGCCTGCAGCTTTTTGCGGTGGGCCATGGTCAGGGTGTCCACCGCTTTTTCCGCTTTGGCAAACTGGCGCGCCAGCTTCTCGCTGGCCTGTCCGCCCTTGTCCATCTGGGCGCGCACTTCCTCCAGCTTCTGCTTTGCCCCGTCCAGATTTTTCTTGATGTCCTTGCTTTCGCTGGACAGCTTGCGCCATGCGCTGATGCTGCCCTGAGTCTTGTTCAGGGCAGACAGCTGCTCACGGGTAGCCTTGACCGTGGCGGCCAGCCCCTTGCTGCCGGCCATGGCGTCTTTCAACGGGCGCGTCATCTTATCGACGGCTGCCAGCACGACTTCCAGTCTTAGCTTGTTGCTCATGTGTCTTCGGTTTCCCAGCGGCGGCGGGCTTGTTCCCGCCAGTCGGCCAGCTCGGCCAGGGGCATGGTGTCGTAGGTAGAGGGTGGCCAGTGGAACACCAGGGCGATGTCTGCAATGGCGTCCTCTACGCTACCCGGCAGCGGGTTTACGCTTCCGGCGATTTCTTCAGCAAAAAACCAGCCACCTCGCTGGCCATTTCGGTGAAGTCGGCAATGTCCATTTTGGCGACATCAGCCTCGGTCAGCATGGGGCTGCTGATACGCGGCAGCACCTTGTGCAGCGCGTTCACGTTCATCTGCAGCAGGTCGGACAGGGCGAGGCCGCGCATTTCTCCCGTGCCGGGCTTGCGCAGGGTGACTTCCTTGATTTCGGTTTCGCCACGGGTCAGCGGGGTTTGCAGGGTGATGGTGATGGACATGGTGGTATTTCCTTATGCGTGAGAAACCAGCCCGCTGCTGCGGGCCGGGTAGGGTGTGGATTACAGGCCGACGTTGGCGCGGTGTTCTGCGTTGCGGTCCACGCCCATGACAATGAAGATGTCGTGGACCACGTCAATTTCCAGCCAGACGGTGCCATCCACCACCAGCTTGAAGTAGGTCAGATCGTGCTTGACCTTGAAGCTGCCGTTATCGCCGGCCTTGGCGTCGCCCAAGTCCAGTTCGTTGTGGCGGCCACGGCAGGTGATTTCGATAGCCTGAGTCTCGCCGGTATCCTCGCGGGAATAGCTGCCCATCCAGCGAATCAGGGCGGCATCGTGTTGCTCAGCGCCGAAGCTGGCAAAGATTTCCTTGATCGGCCCGTTGTAGGTGCTTTCCATTTCGAGGGCTTCCAGGCCCTTGAGCAGCTTCACCGGGCCAATCATGCCGGCCCCCCGGTACTCCTCGGTTTTCATGGCGATCTTGGGCAGCTTCAGTTCCAGGCATTCGCCAATGAAGCTGACACCGTCCAGGAAGGTGTTGAATTTGCGCAGGGTGCGCGGCAGTGCGGACATTGTTCTGTCTCCTGATGGTTAGCTGTTGACCTTGGACGCGAAGTCCAGCAGGTAGCGCCCGGTGATGCGCTGGCGCAGCATCAGGTTTTCCAGCGGCGGTACCGGCGTGTAGTCGTAATCGATCCATGCCTTGCCAGCGGCCAGCGTCTCCGGGTCGTTGTCTTCGGCGCTAAACCAGCAGTTGAAGCCCAGCAGATAGCCCTGCTTCACCATGCTGCGGCCCTTGGCTTGGATGGTGGCCACGACGTCACGAATCAGGGTGGGGGACATGGGCTTGTCCATCGCCCAGAATTGGCCCTCGGCCATGGTGTCGGCCAGTACCTGGGCGGTGCGGGTGTAGGACTCGAAAGCAAACTGCGGGTCCGCGCTGCAGGTGCGGCTACCCCAGAAACGGAAGCCGTCGCGTTGAATCAGGGTGGTGATTTCTTTGGAGTTCAGCAGGCCGGCATCGGTGGCCGGGTCCTGCAGGTCCCAAGTTACGTCGATGTTGATGCCATCCACGCCCTGTACCGGCACGTTAGACAAGGTTTTGTGCCAGCCTTGGGTTTCATCCAGATAGGCGCGCAGGCCCAAGGCACGGGCAGTTGCCCAGGTGATGGCCTCGGCATTGGCGGTGGTATCCCATGACGTGAAGTCCGGCCAGATCAGCATCAGTTCGCGCTGTCCGAAGTTGCTGCGGTAGGTCAGGCAGTCGGCTACCGTCTTGCAGCCCCATGCATAGGCATAGAGAAAGCCGCGCAGACGGATGGCCAGCGCAGCCAGCTCGGTGGTGACCGGTAAGGTATCAAGACCGGGCGCGCCGAGAATGCGCGGTTTCACTTTCAGTCGGTTTTGTGCGGCAAGCAGCGCTTTCATGCCGGTAAAGCGGCCTGCTGCATTGGTGGTGCCGATGACCAGGCTGTTTTGCTCGGCCTCGGTTGCGCCTTTCTTGACGCGCACCACAACCACGACCGGCTTGCACTGGTCGGCAATGGCGTCCAGACACTTGGCCAGCGTGCCGGTGACACCGGCTTTGCCAATGGCTTTGTCTACATCGGCAATCAGGACGGGAGTGTCCAGCGGGAAGGCTACCGGGTCGGCATCGTCGGCGGTGCAGACCATGCCAATGATGGCGGTGGAAATGGTACGAATGGAACGGGTGCCATCGCTGGTTTCGATGACCCGGACGCCATGATGATAATCTTGCGCCATGCTTGTCTCCTGTGAGGTTCCGAGCATGTTGCCGTCTGCCATTTATGGTGGCACTTCATCCTTGTTGTATCGCCATTCGGCACAACCTACGATGGCCTTATACCTATAACTTTCTGGTTTTCCGCATGGCGTATCCTGTTTCTCAGCTGCTCCAGACCTATCTGGAGCAAGCTGACAGCAGCGATATGCTGTCATTGTTTAATCATCTAGCCACTATATCTAGTGTGGATTTCACGGCGCGGGAAAAAGCCAGCATGGCGGCAGACCTCAAGGCAATGCTGGCCGATGCCGCAGCCCGCGAACAGGTTCGGCAATCGTACTTGAACCGCCTGACGGATAGGGAAGTGGAAATCATGCTGCTGATGGCCGCCGGCCACAGCTATCAGGCCAGCGCCCGGCAGCTGGGCATCAGCACCCGCACGCTGCGCCAGCACCTCGACAATATCAAACACAAGCTGGGTGTCCGCCCAGCACCAGGGGAAGTGAGAGCCAGCACCCGGCAGCTGGTGGCGCTGGTTTTTGCGCTCGATACCATGCAAGGCATCGGCTAAAACGCCGATGCACAGAATAGTCACACTTCGTCACAATGGCGGCGGCATTACACTTTCGCTTAATAAAAATACAAAGGTATATCTGATGTCCCGTGAAGAACATGACGCAGCGGCACTAAACCCACTTATCGGAAGCACCAGCCGGGAGACGCTGGAAAACCTGTGCATCTGCATGCGCAAATTGGGCGGCACCCTGGCTGAAAGCTACGATGATCCCAGCATCGGCTTTTTCACCCGCAGCTGTGCAGCCGCGCTGGAATATGAATCGCACCGGCTGACGCAAGGCATGCAGCAGATCAGCCCGCGCTGATGACAAAAGCCCCACCGAAGTGGGGCTTTTTGCATTATCTTTCTGCGGCATTACCAGGTAATGGCCTGTACTTCTGCGATGGTCGTTGCTTCCGCAATATCTTCTTTTAGTGCGGTCCTTTTCTGGAATTCCATCCATCCACGATTCAGTATCGCTTGGTAAAGTCCTTTCAGGTCTGCCAAAGTGAAAGTCACCGGCTTGTTATCTGCTGATCTCCAGAAAAATCCCGCAGGAACTGTACCGACCATATCGTATCCCTGTGCAGAATCTGATAGTACTTTTTGGCTATTTTCGTCTGCTTGGAATATCGCGTTTTCTCCAGCCTCTGTCGTGAAGCTGATATTTGCAGTTACAGCGGCAGAGTATGCAAGATCAATAGCAGCAATCTTGGCGGCCTGGGTATTGCCCAGCGGATTAATTTGCTCTTCTGTCGCCTCTACCATTCCTTTTGGCCAGCCTGGAAGGCTCAGGGCAGTTCCGTCCATATCATCATGGAGAGAGCCGTCTTTTTCGTTGTACCAGATTGTCATGTCATTTCCCCCGATTTACCGTAACTCAATCCATGCTCCGATTTGGCTGCCGCCGTTAACGACATATGAACCGCCCGGTGGCACGATAAAACTGCCCTGGTTCGATGATGAAACATTAGGAATCCAGATCGGCAGCCCAATGCCATTCACAGTCGCCGTTGCCGCGCTGGTGCTGCCATTCACCGCAACGTATACAAAAATTGGACGCCCGGTAGTGTTGTAGTAAGTTGTTCCCAGCGCTCTACTCGCGGCCACATTCTGCAAAGTCTGCCCATATCCGATAGACATCAGCGCCGCTAATGCTTGCCCACCTTGCCCCTGAATTGTCGCTGGTGCTGTCGCCCAAGTACCTGCAGCGGCTTCGGTGATGTCGATAAATCCAACCACACGGAACGGTACAGAAGCACGTGCTGTTGTGGAGTAGATGGCGCTGGCGCTGGTTGCTGCAGCGCTAATCGCCACAGTTGAGATGAGCGAGGTTTCGTCCAGGTTGACGCCTCCTGCCAAATTGGCCACCGCAAGCTCAACCGTGCCAGCATTGTCGATGGCCAGCAGTGCCAGCCTCGCAGCCTGCCCATTGACTGTGCCTAGCGTGGCCCCAGATGGCACAACCAGTGAGATTGCTGCACCTACTGAACGAGTATTTACTGCTCCGCTGGTCAGTGCATTGGCCCGAAAATCCAGCGATGTCGGGTTAAGCGTGAGCGTCAACGCATTGGCTGCGACCACGGCGGCAATCGACTGGATCTGTTTCTGTTTCGGAGCAAATGCAGCAATGGCCTGCGCCACTTTCAGTGGCGTCATCGGCGCGGTGTCATCTACACCCGCCTCGGCTTGGGCCTGAGTTGCGATAGTGATGCTGTATCCGGCAAGTGTGGTTGCCTTGGCGGCTTTTCCTGCCAGTGCATTGGTCATCGTGGTGGCAAAGTTTGGGTCATTCCCCAATGCGGCAGCTAGCTCATTCAACGTGTCTAGCGCAGCAGGTGACGCTGCCACCAGCGCAGCAATAGCCGCTTGCACAAATGCAGTGCTTGCAGCCTGGGTTGTATTTGTTCCGGCTGCTGCGGTCGGTACGGTCGGGATTCCGGTAAATGCAGGAGACGCTAGGTTTGCCACCTCATTCCATTGTGACCAGGCACTACCAGCGCGCCTACGCCAGAGCAGGCGATCATTCGAATATGATTGCAACAGCTGAAAGCCCGCAGTTCCATAGACTTTATGCAGCACGATACCCTGAGCACCGGGAATGGGGCTGTTTGTTGCGCCGGAATTGAAATAGTAGAAACCGGCACCGTAAGACACGTCATCCATATTCCCCATATATGCGCCGACATCCGTCATACCAAAACCTGCTGCCGTGAGGAGTGTTTTGGCAAACTCTGTGGTGGCGATCTGTGTCGTGCTGGTACCCGCTTGAGCTGTTGGCGCTGTCGGTATTCCGGTTAAGGCAGGGCTGGATAACGGAGCCTTGAGCGCTAGCGCGTTCGTCATGGTGGTGGCAAAGTTCGGATCATTCCCCAGCGCTGTTGCAAGCTCGTTCAGCGTATCCAGTGCTGCCGGCGATGATGCTACCAGCGCAGCAATGGCAGCTTGCACAAATGCGGCCGTAGCAAGTTGAGTCGTGTTGGTACCCGGTGGGGCGGTGGGGGCAGTTGGCGTTCCGGTCAGGGCAGGGCTGTTCGGCAAGTCGCCAGACTGCAGCGACCGTCCCGCCGTTGCCCGGCCCTTGTTGTCCACGGTGATGACGGGATAGGTACCCGCTGCAATACCGGTTGCTGCCAGTGACATGACAGCAGTGACATTCCCCGAACCGTCAAAATTTACGTTCCATGCGCCATCACCTGTCATGGCGATATTGCGGGCCGTCTGCAGCTTTTTGGCCGACATGGTGACCAGCGCGCCAGACACGGCGTCATCGATCTGTTTTTTCAGAAAGGCAGTGCGGTTGGTCAGTGCCTGAATCGGGATATTGTCCGGGCAGTCCGGCCCGCCGGTCAGGATGGCATCGGCGGCAAAGTAGGGGACGCTGGCATCCCAGCTTGCGGTTTCGTTCAGACTTCCCATGGGTATTTTCTCCGGTTAATTCTTGCCGCGTGTAAAGGTTCCTGCACGCTTGCCATAGCCATTGCGCACCAGCGCGGCTTGGCTGAAATCGATGCTGTGCAGGTGGCAGCGGGCGGGCGCAATGTCGGCCAGCAACTGGCGGGCGATGGTGGCCTGTTGGACGGTTAGCAGGCTGTAACAGATGACGCGGTATTCCGCCCAGTTGTCCGAGCGGGTACCGCGCTTGTAAAAGTCGGCGCGGCGGCGGGTGCCGTCACGCTTGAAGCCCGAGCGGCCCATTTCCAGCGTGACTTCCCCCAGTCCCAGCAGGCGGAACACTTCGCGCACGGCGGCCACGGTGCCTTTGTGCTGATGTACGTTGACGGAAGCGCGAATCAGGGCGCGCTGCTTGTCTTCGGTGGCGGCGGCGTCGAAATTCTCTACCGAGCGTTCCCATGCCAGCCACGGCAGTGCAGGTGCTGGGCAGGTGGTGGCAGCACCAATTCCGCGCAGCCCAGTCGTGTCCAGGTCAATGGTGGTGGCCGTGGCCAGCGCACTATCCAGTGCCGTGGCGTTAGGTGGCAGTAGTGGGTGGCTCATTGCAGGTCTACCCCAATGCACAGCGGGAATTCACCATCAGTGCTGACAATGTCCGCAACGGGCGAAGGCAGGCTGATACGGCGCACACCCGGCAGCTTGATGGCGGCAATGATGTCATCCAGTGATAGCAGTTCGCCCAGCCGGCGGCGTGTTTCCAGCATGGCATCCAGCCGGCGGCGGGCTTCATCCAGCCCACCGGATGCCGCGAACAGATCAGCATCACGCTCCAGTCTGGCGGCGATGTTGAAGGTTTTCTGCCGGCAGGCCATTACTTCGACGGTGTCACATAGCGGGATGCGGTCTTCTGCGGAAAGATATGCCTGTACTGTATCCAGCAGAGTCTGGTCCGGGATGCCAGTGCTGCCGGTGTCCATCACATATACCCGCACGGTGCCGGGTACTGGTGACACCACCTTAACGTCCAGCACCTTGGCGCTGGCACTGAGTGCATGAAAGCGGTATGCACCACGCGGGCCGGCTACCGTCATCCCTTCCAGCGCCAGCTGGCAGCGGTAGCGTAGGCGGGCGTCTGATTCCCACACCGCTGCAACGGGTGGTGTGGCCGTGGGGTCGGCTGGCGAGAGCAGCAGGCGGCTGACGCCATAGTCAGCTGCCTTGTTGTCCAGGTCTTCTTTTTCGGCATAGGCCAGCAGGCTGGCTTTTGCTGCCTCGTTGATGCGCTGACGCAGTAGCAATTCACGGTAGCTGCACAGCTGCAGGTGCATGGTGAGCGGCTCGGACTCCAGCTGCAGGGTGGCGGCAATGCTGGCCTGCATGTCAGCCGGCATCAGCGCCAGCAGCTGCGCCTTGTTACTGGCCAGAATGTCTTCGTAATCCAGCGTCTCAATGATGGCCGGTGCCGGCAGCGTAGCAATATCGATCATGTCAGCCCCTCAGCTTGATGGTTTTGTCAAAGTCGCCGGAGCCGTCACGCTTGGTGCCGCCAATATCTATGGTCAGTGCGCCGGCCTGCTCCCCTGTGCCTATCGCCATTTGCACACTGTTGATTTCTACGCGGGGTTCCCAGCGGGCCAGCGCAATAACGCTGGCTGCCATGCACTGCATCTGCGCCTTGCCGTTTAGCGGCTTGTCGATCATGTCCGGCAGATCGCTGCCGTAGTCGCGGCGGGCGAGGCGGCTGGACTTTGGCGTGGTCAGGATGTTTTCCATGCTGGCGCTGATGTGGTCGTCATCGGTCAGAGCCTGGCCGGTTTTGCTGGAGAGTCCGCGATAGCTGTTCATTTCGGGTCCGATGTCATGCCGCCCAGGCTGTCCTGGTGGTGGTGGCCATCCTGCAGGATGGAATCCGATGTGAAGGCACCGCCGGTATGGTCGAATGCGCCGACATGCTTGATGTCGCCACGAATCACTGTCTTGCCGGACGCACCGCCCTGGCCAGACATACCGGCCATGTAGGTGAGCAGCGATTTAATCAGCGCCTCACCGTCTACGGTCAGCTTGCCCATGATGTGTACGTCGCCGGTTAGCTCGGTCAGCGGGCAATCCACAGTTACTTTCTCGTCGGCTTGCAGCAGGGCAGTCTTGATGCCCACGGCGGACAGCGCGCCGGTTGCATGGTTGTAGGTGATGGTTGCCCCGTCCGGGTAGCTGCGGACGTGTTCATCCAGGCTGGCCGATGGCGGCGGGAATTGGTCGGACGGGATGCCCAGCAGCACAAAGCCGGTAGCCGGGTCACCGCTGCAGCACAGCAGCAAACACTGTTCGCCCACACAGGGTGGATTCCACTCGCTGGTCGTGCCGGCGCGCACGGTAAACCATGGCCGCCAGTCGGTGGTTAGTTGGCCCGACTGGACGCGCACACGCGGCGGCTTCGCCTGCACCTCGGCAATGGTGCCCAGGCGCAGCAGCGATTCAATCAGGCGGTTGTGTTCGGCGTATTCATCCATGGCAGGCAGTGTGACGGTGGCAAGTTAGCTTGTGGTGTTGAGGGTGTTGTAAGGCGAATTCGGACAACCGGCGGTCAACGTGATCCGGCAATGTGGTCCACCAACTTGGCGCGCACCTGATCGATGTCTGCCACCGAGAATCCCAGCAGCTCCCGCGCCGGGTAGCTGGCTTCGGCCTTGCTGCGGCCTCCTACCTTGTCGCGCAGGCCATATTGATGAACAGCGGCAATGCGCTCGACCTGGGCGACAAACTGCACGGCAGCGGTGTCCGGGCTGACTTCCGTTTTCAGCCACTTGGCTTGCCGCAGTTTTGTGAACATCTGGCGGCGTATCCGGCCCTTCTGGGCGCGCATCTGCGGCTTGCGTGGGGCGAAGGCGGTTCCGTCCGGGTTCAGCTGGTCGCGGATGCGCTGCTGCTGGCTGGCCTGCAGCTGTTTGGCGATCTGGCGGGCCAGTGTGCGGCGCGCCTTGCTGTCCATGGCCGCCAGCAGGCCGGCCAGTTCGGTTTCCAGCTGGGCCAGCGGTTCGCGGCTCATTCCCAATCGGCTTTCGGTTCTGGCAGGTGGGCAATGCTGACGCTTCCGTCATCCTGTTTCTGCACGCTGACCCGCTCGGTCAACTTGATGGTCAGGCGCAAATCCCAGCTGCTCGTGCTGAGTATTTCCGCCTCAAATTTCAGGCCATCGGCCAGCCGGTCGGCGTTCTGCATTAACGGCGGCTCGTTGACCTGCACCCAGTCCAGCAGCGGCACCATGACGGTGTCCGGGTGGCCTGAAAATTCGATCAGCACCATGGACAGCGTGTAGCTATAGGAAAACGACAGGCTGCCGGGCCGGGCGGCCAGATTTCCCTGCTCGATGAACATCAGCAGGCGGTCCGGGTTGTCGCGCAGTTCCGGCAGGGCGTTTTCCAGCACGGCGCGCAGGCTGGCGGGCTTGTTCATTGGCGCAGTCTTTCGGCTTCGGTCTGGCAGGTAATGCAGCGGGTGCAGCCCGGCGCAGCCTCACGGCGCTTTTGCGGGATAGCTTCGCCGCAGTCATCACAGTGGGTCAGACTGGCACCAAGCTGGCGGCTGGCGGCAGCCTGCCGGCGCAGAGCGGCTTCGCGTTGCTTCTGCTCCAGCTGCTGGGCGCGGTCGTAGAAATCAGTCATGGCGCTGGCAACTCCTGATGCTGTCGATCTGCGCCGCGCAGCGCTCCAGTGCTGTCCGGTGCTGCTGCAGGCTTTCCGCCAGCTGCTGGTTGGTCTTCGGTGCCAGTTCCGGCAGGCTGCAGGCGGTCACTGGCGGGCAGGGGCTGCTGACCAGTGGTCGCACTGGCTGTGGTTGTTCTGGTGGTGTCGAGCAGGCGGGCAACATCAGCAGGAATAGCAGTGCTGCCCCAAGCGATAGTGGTGGGCGTGGCATGGATGGCGGCTTCCAGTTTTACGGCGTTGGTAGAGGATTGGCGGTCGATGCGGTCCAGCCTGTCAGCCAGCTGCAGGGTGGCAGCGGCCTGGCTGTCCGCATTGCGCTGCATTGCCACCAGTTGGCTGGCTTGCAGTTGGTTGGCAGTGGTCAGCTCGGCATTGGCCTGGGTGAATTCATCCAGCCGGGTGCTGGCTGTCTGCAGCTGACCATGCTGCTGCCAGGCAGTGAAGCCGGCAGCCAGCGTGATGGCCAGCAATGTGAACATGGCGATACGGCCAAACAGGGTCTGCATCATGCTGCGGCCTTTTCTGCCGGCGCGAAGCGCGCATAGGCGGCGACCAACTTGGCGTCGTAGCTGTTTTCCGCATAGGCCGGGCCGTTGTAGAGGCGGGCAAAGTCGGTCCACTTACGGGCGCGCAGGGCTTTCAGCAAGGCCGGGTCGTTCTGCACGTAGCGGACAAAGGCATCCAGTTGATCGCCTTCGCTGTAAAACATCGCCCTTTGGAATTCTTCGGCGGCAGGGAAGCCCAGTTCGCCCCAGTGATAGCCCATGATCTGGAACAGCCCCCAGCTGCAGGCACCGACCGCCACGGCCTGGCTGGTGATACCGCGCAGGCTGTCAAAACGCACCCACTCGCTGGCACCGCCGGCATAGCCGCCACGGGCTTTGTTGATGATGGTCGGGAAGCGGGCTGCCAGTGCATCGGCATCCATGCCGGC